AGGGCAGCGTCATAAGATATTTGATCTCTATTACATCCTATCAATGACCACTCATACCACAACTCATTGAACTTGTTCATCTCCTCACTCATAGTTCTCCAAACAATTGTACCTAGAGGACTACCATAAGTTCTGAAATTATAGTTCTTCTCCTTTAGTTTTCTTGTAAGTAATAAAGCATCTTCATACGTAAAAAAGGCACATGTAAAACCCTCTAACATTTCATCAAAGTATGAGAATCTAGAAGCATGTCTCAACATGGTGAATGGAAAACATCTCAAACTTCTTTCTACAAATGTTTTAGTATGTACGTAGCAACCATCTATCCATATTGTATGTGTGCCCTCAGGAAAAAATATGTGTGGATTTGCCTTAGGAAAAAAAGATAATCTTCTAGGACATTTTTCATCTGTGTATTCTCTTATATCAATGCCAGTCCAAGGATCAGGAACATCAACAGTACCGTCATGAAAGAGAACGTAACGTACTGAAGGATCGTAATAGTTTTCTTCTGGTATTTCATCGTATCCATTTGTTATGCATGTGTATATCACCATATCCTCTTTAGAAATAGTATCATTCATATCGAATGGAAGATATCTAATGTTCTTATATGTTTTCTTTACAACAAGTGTATTCTCCCAACCATCAAATGTTTCACATATGCTATGCACTAGATCTAATCTATCTTTGATTGCTGGTAGAGGATTGAGTTTGTATGCTTCTCCATACCTCTTCAATCTTTTTCTTTTGTCATCTAAATTTACTATCCAATCTACTCTGTCTGCTTTCACTGTAAGAAATTCTGCAATAGAACTTGATACCTGATCTCTATTGACCCCATCCATGTACCACTCTCTCCATGTATCACACCACTCAATAACTTCTGGTTTCAATTTTCTCCAGATAACAGAGTTGATTGTTTGATCATAGTCTGATAACTTATATCCAATAGATTTTATTTTTATCGCCATGTCCTTGCACTCATCATAGGTTGAGAAACCATGTGAATATAATTTTGAAAACTCATGCACAAGTGATCTCTTCTCAGGATGTCTTTGTAATGTAAAATCACTTATCTTGAATTGTCTAAAAGAAAAATCTACAATTCTTTTTGTGACAGGATACAAAGCATCAATCCACACAGTCCTTGATCTCTCAGGAAAGTATTTGTGTGGACAATGTTTAGGATGGTAAGATCTTCTAACTGGACAATCTATGTCAAGATCTAATTCAATGTACTCCCATCCTTCCGCATCAGGTTTTTCTCCATCATAAAAACAAACATATCTTACTCCCTCACAATTATATGGTTCCTCTAGTTTATCATATCCATTAGTAATGGATGTGTAAATTATCATTTATTCAAATTGAATCGCTGTGGTAGTAGGTTACCCTGTTGTTCTGCTAAAATTCTATTGGTTACATCACCTGGTTCACGAGAGAACCATCCTGTTGCGATGTACTTTGATACATCACCTGTAAGAAATGCTCCTCTATGCACATGTGTGTATGTTGCAGGCCATAAAACTACAGTTCCCTTTTTAGGTTGAATTGATAATTGTTGATGAAAGAAATCTGTTGCACCACCATTTTCTACAGGCACATCATTCAAATATATCATCCATGTCAATACTCTGTCACGATATAAAAAACTACCATTTTCAGAATGCCATATATGATATCCTCCTCCCGATACTGTCTTCTGTATTTTACAAGTCCATGATGATACTGGGTCACAAGAGTCACTCAATATACCACAATATTTTTGTGAGTAAATTTCAAAGCATGCTCCCACTGCTCTATTAATTTCCATCGCCAGAGAACTATCTGCAATCTCAAGGTAGAGTTGTTTATCATCTCTGAATGATTTGTTTTCTCTAAATTGTTTTGAACCATAACTTACTGCTTCCAGTTTTAGTTCCTTCCCTTCAAACTCTGTAACTTTGTGTTCAGTATCCTGTTTCAAAATATATTTTTTATGATGCCAATACTCAAAAGCATCTATAACTGAGTCACAAAACTCCCACTTCAAAAAATTATCAAAGACACCTATAGCACCATGATCAACCATCTCTTTGAATTCTGGTTGTTTGTCCTCTGGTGGTAGCACAACTTCAGGCACCATTCCTTGCTTCCTCCTTTCCTTGATTAATGTAGACCATTGGTGGTATTCTACCACAATATTCATCTAATTGCATCACTTCTTGTATTTTTACATCAGCACCTTGCTCTCTCCAAAAATTAGTTAGAGCATTGTTACTACTCTTGTGAAAGATATCTATGTGCTCTTCATGTATTGCAGAACCCATGTCTAATCTGTAATTGAATAATGGTGTAGCATATGACTTACCACTATCAAGTATCAAGTCTTCGGAGACTGCTCTTGGTCTGATGTTCTGGTCGATTTTCCACTGCGATCCTCTGCTGTGAAGTTTGAGAAGTTTATTTGCATGATGACGAGTAATAATGTAGCAAGCAGCAGAAAAGTCATTTATGAATCTATGGTGTAGTTTTAAAGTTATACCATTGGGATTTATGATTGTCAATTGAAGACAATCAAATGCTACAGGCACTCTACGTCTTACATCTTTCCATGTAAAATTCCAATGACCTGCTACTGATAGATCAACATCATCCTCCATGATACAAATTTCATCATGGTCTGTCTCTTCTACAAAATATTTGATCGCTGATAGGTGTGACATCACACATGCTAACTCACCATCATTCATACTTGGTGGCACCGTTCCCTTGAGGTATGATTCATATTCAGCACCGTCAATACCAGAAATTCTATGGTGATCTTTGATGTCCCAATAGTCAAACTGTTCCTCCATATATTTTTTTCTCTCAGGAAATCTATCAAGATTTATCCATAAGACAGGAGGAAAGTTTGCTAATTTGAATACTGCTTTGTTCTTATCCATTTCTTCTCTTGACATAATCAACTTCATTATAATATTTGGACAGAGATTTTTTACCTTTTACTTTTAGTTCCTCCCATAATTTTTTGTTATTTTCACAATGTGGATTATTGAACCATGAGTTCTTTGTCCTACCATGTTCAAGATGAAAAACATAATCATTTATTCTTGCAACACTGCTAAGTAAATTGAACCTATGGTATCTCTCATCATCTTCATATCCATATGCTATAAATTTTTCATTCTCACCACCTAGTTTTTTATATACATCTGTATCAACAAACTGACAGAATCCATACTTGGCATCCCACTGTCTCAAACGTCCATTGAATGCTTCAAAATTGAAACCACTGTTGATAAAATTTGTGACCTCAGGATCTCCCACATGACACTGCATCTGATAATCTCCATAACCATATGGATAAACAATCTTCACAGGACTACCGCCCACAGCGTCAGGATGCACCCAACCTTTAGTAATCATATTTGATGCACTTACATAAGATTCTAATGGTAATAAAATGTCGCTATCATAATTTACTGTCACAGGTGTATCAACCTCCCATAACATGTCATTCAATATTTTTGTTCTATGAAATGTAAAATCATCACTCTGCTCAAAAATATGATGAATACATTGTAACATCTCAGGTTCTAATGCATCTCTCAACATAGGTAATACATGTTTCAGATACACTGATTCTTTATCAACCTCTTTGACTATTATCTTAGTGTCAAATAATCTTGTAAGGTATATCAAAGTTGTTACTATATTTCTCATTCGATCAGCAGTTTCTATGCGTAATGGAATGATAAATGTAGAGTTCTTCAACTCAAATCTTTTTACAACTTTTCCTTCTATGATTGCGTCAGTCATAATACCTCCCAGTTGTCACAATATAGATCAGACGTATCATGTGCTGATGTGTAACCAACACCAAACCATTTCTTGGGTGCAATGATTCTCTTGTCAGGATTCTTACTCAACCATGACCCCCACCATGAGAATGATGAGTTAGCAATAATAAAATCAGAACACATACTCATCATGCACAAGTCCGCAACATTATCTCCACCTTCTGAGATAAGGAACCTGTCATCAGGGAACTCAGTGCTACACCATTCAGGATCATCAGAAAAAATAACAACTGTACGAGTCTTATCAAACTTTGACAGTGCACTATCATAATATTCTTTGGGGCAGGGTGGATGGTTGTCGCAGTTCTGTATGTAGTCACCACGACGTACATGTAGTGCGATTGGATCTTGAACAGTCGAGATCATGTCTTCGCATGGTGCTTTGATTTCATTCTTGAACTCAAAGTCCTCTCTTATTTCTTTCTCTATTATATCAAAATACTTTGTGCTCTGCAAATATGCATATACATTGTGTCCGTCTGGCATATTGTCATATAGGTTTTGATCAAAATGAAAGTGTGCCTCTTTTACATACGGACCTGGACACACACCTATATTAGTGAGTCCCTTGAGTTTGAACGCTTCAAATAATTGATGATCATTCCACTCATCTTTGAAATTACTTTCTGGAATCATGAAGTCAAATCCACGATGTGCAGCTATGCCTCTTAGTCCAGCATACTGGAACATTTGATTACCTAATCTTCCGTGTCTACCGAGGTGGTTGAATCCTATAGTCATACTGAATGTTTGTTTTTCAAATAATCAATCTCCTCTGGTATGAGGTGTTCGTTTGATCTTTGGGTTTGATTTTTATGTTCTCTATTTGATATATGTATGTCCTCTAGAACAACTGGATCTCCGTAATTTTTATACAATCTATAATACATATCACAATCCATCAGCATGACCAACTGTTCGTCAAAATATTCTTCAATACCATTCCTAACAGCAAGTATTGAAGGAGAACTAAGAGTGTTGACACCCTCCAATAATCTCTCGTTGTAAACTGGTAACTTAGGGTTGTAATGTGTCTTACCATTGTCGAGGGTGTGAGCAAAACCTGTCACTGCCCATGATACATCCTCAGTAAATGCTTTGTCAAGTTCCTCGGTGAGATTTGCAGTGAGTATAAAGTCATCAGAATATAAAACCTTGATGATATCACCCTCTCCCATTTTCATGGCATGATTTGTATTCACTGATATGTTACCCTCTGGTGCTTTCTGATACGTTATGTTCAAAATATCCCAATAATCATCCAACGCTGATAGTATTCTCTTTTCATCTCCTTGATGTGATACACACAATTCAAAATCTTTTTTCGTTTGTTGTGCAAGGGCATACATTATGTCAAACATATATTGTTGACATCTAGGATGGTCATGTGTAGGCACACAATAACTTACTCTCATAAATCTAGAAGCAACTCCGATGCTTCACATCCCTTTGATCTAAGTTTATCTCTAATACCCTGATCAACTGACTCATGTATATACCACTCCTCCATTGTGCATGCACCGTTCCTTATATTCTCTCCTACTAAATCGTAACCATACTTATTGAATATCTCTCTGTGTCCAAAAATATCTCCCCACTGTCTGTATGCATCATGCTCATAGGTGACACAGTTGAAGGACAACTTATCAAGTGGAAATTTTCTTAGTGTATCAAGTGTGATCTGTGGTGGTTCAAGATCAAATGATAGGTAGTCCATGTGTCTAGGTAAACCAAGATCATCCACTGCCTTGACGTAATCAAACTCTACTGCATCTGCTTCAAAGAGAGTGGTATTAGGTCGATATCCCTTCCACATATTACAGAGATTATGATCTAATTCAATAGACAGTCCTCTCCAATTGTAACCATCTTCTAGTAACCATGTGTTGTTACCTATGAATGGTTGTGCACCACCTATCTCTAAGAATGTGCCATCAACCTTTGCATCATTGACAACCAATGCAAAAACATCTTGCCATACCTGTGAGTAATTCTTTCTTAGATTTTTCATACCATCAGGTTGCACCTTTAGATATTGATAATCTTTATGAAACCAATTGGTTTGACCTTCACCACTAATCGGCATTGTTCACATCCTCTATAATTTTACGAGTGAGTCTAGGCACCACATCATTATCACTATGAAATCTTTTTGCAACTTCATAGTTGTGTTCTATTGCCTTCTTTCTTTTATTATAGCAGTCCCCGTCAAGTTTGCTTACTATCTTTTTCAACTCATCAAGATCATTGAAGGTAATAATACCATCCATGTGAAACCAGTCACCAATGTTAGGACAACCAAAGTATATGGGTACAGTCTTAGATGCAAAACAATCTATTATCTTCTCGGTAAAGTAATTCTTTTGTTGAGAGTTCTCTACAGCAATGTGGAACTTAGAACTTTCAAAAAAATCATTTCTTCTCTCATGAAATGGTGGTGACAGGTGTGAATAATATTGTAATCCATTTGACACGTCAACCTCTTTCAAGTATTCGTATATGTCTATGCGTAATTGATGACCCTTGCTCTGATTCTTACTACTCGTGACAAAGGACACGTTGTTAGTCTTGTTTATCTTCAAGTCCTTGAAGTCTAACCAACTACTACCCCACTCAAATAATTCTGCCTGTGGATACCTGTCAATAAAACTCTGACAGAAAGTGTATATCTTATCAAACTTATATGCACATCGTAATGCTCCCTCACTTACTGTTGGTAGAATAGCAAGTGGTTCTGCTAGAAATAAAATCTTATAGTCTGCTGACTTGTCATGATCTAGATTGTCAATAGAGATGCTAACTTTTTTACCAAAGTCTAGTCCTCTGTCACCCCATGGGTTCCACCACAGTGGATATATGCTCGCAGGTTTCATCGTATGTCTTGAAAATGATAATGAAAACCAAAGGTCTCAATACCTTTGTGTTCTGGACACTCTACTTCTTTACTAAAGCGAGCCGCCACCTCGACGGGAGCATACACACATCCCTGTTCCTCGAAGATGTGTCGGTTATGACAGCATATGTTCCCGTCCTCATTATATAGCCCTGCATTCTGATGCTTATAAAAATTTCCTTCGTTTACTTCCCAAGGGACGGTGACTTTACTGGGGACTTCGAGAAGACGCTTGGAGCGTAGGGAAAATCCCCCATTGCCGACACGTTGGTTTCTTCCCCACGGGTCGAGGTAGGCATTTGGGTCATCTCTCCACGGTGCCCCGATATAGTCATAATGAAGGAACTTATCATCCCAAAGATGAGGACGTAAAACGTAGCCGTCAGGGTGAATGAGAAGGCAGTGCGAGGTCCTGACGTGATTAGTAAGATTATAGATGCAATAAAAATTAAAGTCATTGATGCTCTGTATAGGATAAGTTTCTTCATAGGTAACCTGATCACAAAGTCCATCAGGTTTCTTGCTACCTATAAACTTAGCAGCACCCCACTCTATAGATTCACATGATTTATTTATTGCATAGACTGCATCTGGCAGGTCTAAATCTGCCAACATCAGCAGAGTGACATCAGGTATTTTTAGCACGGTTTACCGCCCTGTTGAATAGACTATACAAGTCTAGCATATTGATATTCAAATTTCTACTTTGTATAAACAAATCATCGTTCTCTGCTAACATTGTTTTACTTACATCAGCATAGTCATCCACCCATAGTATAGGATAGTCCTTATAACATTCCTCAAGGTATGGATTCCTTTTCATTATAGGCACACGTTTTAGTAATAAGACTTCCCAGTTTCTATGACAATCCACAGCGTTACCTTCAGGACATATCATAAACTTATGTGCTTGTATTTGTTTACAATACTCAGGGTAATCAACTCGTGGACTTATGGTAGCAAAAGATTTATTTGCAAACATCTCACGTATATTACCACGCTCACTTAGATTAGTATGTTCTGCATGATTTATATACAATAATTTTGATGCTTTAGGATCATGTTTAATAGCACTTTGCATCACATCTAATCTTACATCTACTGGATATAATTTTCTTTGTAACCCGTAGGGAAATGGATGCAACTTACCACCATACCCTATGGCATTTGCTGCATAGATCGCTAGAACATTTTG